AAACCAGGTGAGTTTGGAGTGGCTAAAGGCAGCAGAACCATTTGGTACATGTGGCTTGGAGCTAGATTTCTAGAATTTGAGAGCTTTGGATTTCTAAACGAAGAGCATTGGGCATCTCGAGAGCTTTCAGGCGGCGGAGTGGAGGGAATTCCTTTGTTTTATCTGGGGTACCATCTTGAAAAAATGGCTACCAAGCCTGGTGTTCTGTATGCTGATGATACGGCAGGATGGGACACTCGTATCACAATGAGTGACCTAGAAGATGAGAAGATGCTCTGTGAATACATGGATGGTGACCATAAACAACTGGCTATGTCACTGTTTGAACTGGCTTATAAGAACAAAGTTGCCCTTTGTCCCAGGCCAGGGAAAAATGGAGGAACTGTGATGGATGTTATCTCTCGCAGTGATCAGCGTGGCTCAGGGCAGGTTGTAACTTATGCTCTTAATACACTGACTAACATCAAAGTCCAACTGATTAGAATGGCAGAGTCAGAGGGTGTCCTAGACAGTCTCCTCAATGATCATGGAATGGAAATCTGGTTGAAACAGTGTGGTGAAGAACGTCTAACTAGAATGCTGGTCAGTGGCGATGACTGTGTAGTTAACGCCATTGATGAAAGATTTGGAAAGGCTTTGACATGGTTAAACACTATGGAGAAGATAAGGAAAGACATTGGATTGAATGAAGAATCGGAAGGTCATTCTAATTGGGAACGGGTTGAATTTTGCTCAAACCACTTTCACAGATTACGCATGAAAGATGGTAGATCCATTGTGGTACCATGCAGGTCTCAGAATGAATTGATTGGAAGAGCATCAGTAAACCAAGGTGGTAGTGGAGGAGTTGAGAGCTCGGCTTGTTTAGCAAAGGCTTATGCCCAGATGTGGTTACTGTTGTACTTTCACAGGAGAGATTTGAGATTGCTCGCTTTTGGCATCATGAGTGCAGTGCCTTCTAATTGGATTCCAACTGGGAGAACAGCATGGTCAGTGCACGCAACAAAAGAC